TTGATAAAATTTACAAATTTGAGAAACTAACTTCGTTTCGATCCTTTCTCACAAGTGGTATCTGACGCATCAGGCACTTTAGATATTTAGATTTCTACTCTGTTAATTTATACTGACCCACAATTCCACTTCCTTAAAGCAAGGGCTTTGCGAGTTAGCTTGCCATCTTTTTTTAATGGTCCTTTTGCAGCAGACATTCTTGCACAAAAAGATTTTCTTCTTGCTTTTTGTCTGGGCGAAAGACCTGTCTTTTTAGTAACAGGAGCTTGCAAGTTTCCACCTGTTGCTCGGTTATATTTCCTACGACCAGAAGCAGTAAGACCACCTGTGGGGTCTTTATCCTTCTTAGTAAGAGATACTCCCTTAGACATAAAAAATGTAAGCTATCTAAAATATAACACCCTTATGCAATCTTTAAACTATTTCTATTCTTATTTCTTTTGTGACTGTAAGAAATTCTTTTACTACTTGTTTTTGCTTTTTTAAATCTTGACTTCTCTTTACTACTTAATTCTTTTGTAGTTTTAGGTGTCTTACTACTAACTCTTTTAGATGGTCTGCAAGCAGGGTAGCCACGACTCTCTCCTTTCTGACGACCACAAGGTTTGCCAGTTTTAACATCTACCCATTCTTCTTTAAACCATCTGCGTAAACTCATTTGCCTACTTTCTTCATAGCTATCTTATGAGCTTCATTAAAAGATTTACCACCCCTCATAAGTGTACGCATTTCAGACATATGCTTCTTTGTATGATGTGCTGAATGTGCTTGCAGCTTTACGATCTGCTTGTTAGTTAGCTTTGCCATTTTTCTTCTTAGATTTTTTTGCGTTCTTAGATAGTATTTGAAAATCTTTTCTAGTAATTTTCTTATCACCATCAACATCAAGCTTATACTGTTTTCCTTTTAGTGGCATGATTAAGCAATCCTCAATTTTTTTCTAGTGTAACCAGATGCAGTTCTTTTCTTTCCATCTGGTCCTTTGATGTTTCCTTTGCAGACTCTTACAGCATAGGCATTAGCGTAAGCCGAAGGATATACCTTAAACTTACGCTTTGCTGCTGCTTTACCTCTGGCACATAGCTTAGTCATTATCCAAAGACTGAACTGTTTTGTAATCTCGCATGTACATTTTGTGTATATGCTGCATCTTTATTGTACCTTGGATCACTCATAGCAGCAGTAACTTCTGCACCAGTTTGAAATGGTACTGGTCCACTTGATGCAGGTCTTCCTGTGACGAGGTTTGGTTCTACTCCCATAGCATTTTGGTATTGTGTGTAAAGTCCTTGAACCATCATCTTAAGTTGTGGTCCTGTCATTGTGTTAGTCGCATCATTGAATCCTTTGATTTCATCTTTCGGTAGATTCTCTAATGCCCAACTAACCATCTTGCCATAGGCTTCATCTCCACCTATAGAGTCTCTAATATCTTTTACTTCCTGTGAAGGCAGTTCACCAGCAGCACCCTCTTCACCTTCTATGTAACCCATCTCTGCTGCCCTACCAGTAAGGTAAGTATCAACAGCGTTCTTAGATAGACCAGCATCTAATAAAGATTGATACATGTCTTCTGGTATCTCACCTTCATTCTTATGAAACTCTGCACTAATTTTAAAAGGATCAATATTATTCTCCTTAAATATTTCACCTAAAGTTTCACCATAGTTTTCTACTACAGACTCTTGATTAATAGTGCCATCTTCTAGGTAATACTCTTCGTAACCTTCTGGCACTCCTACATCTTCTGTAGATTCAGAGACTTCTGATTCTGTTGTCTCTTCTCTAGTCTGTTCAATAGAACCAAGTTTGCCCTCTAGCTCTTTATAGCTACGAGCCATGTCTTCAACAGTTTTAAACTTGCCAGCATACAAACCATTTTCATCTTTTAAACCTTCCAAGTCTTGTGCAGACATTGGTGGTGTTTCAGAAACATTTAATTGTGATGAAGTCATAAAATAATTTGTTAATTAAAAGTAAGTGTATTCCCATTTTTAGTAACAACATCTCCTTTGTTACCAGAAACAGGGTTAGGGTCATTTACTCCTAGTTGAGAAACTACTGCTTTAGCTTCTTCTTTCTTTGGAGCTTCTTCATTGTTCTTGGATCTCTTGGTCGGCATTTTGTGTTTCCTCCTGTAGTTGGGCTGCCTGTGCATTGTTCTTAGGATCTAATAATTTAGAACCCAAGGCAGCAGGTCCAAGACTTTGGATTAACTGCTGTTGTGCAGCAGCTTGCTGTTCTTCTTGAATCTGCTCAGGTGTTTTGACTAGGTTAGCAGTATCAATTCCGATACTGGTAGCTAGTCTTTTAACTGCTTCGTCCACGTTTACATACTGTCGCATCACATCAGGTCCAAGAGCTTGAGCTATCGTTCCAATAAACTCGATCAGTTTGTTTCTATCATTACCTCTACCAAGACCTTGTAAACCTGTAACGATCTTAGGTTTTACTAAATCATCAGGTAGCTTGGGTACTTTACCTGCCCTTACTAGCATGTGCATACGTCTTCTTAAGTAAGGCAGTTGAAACTCTTGGGTCAAGATACTGTAGATACCACCAAGACTATTCTCTAGTTCTTGTGCCATAAGATTTATCTCTGCTGCTGTCACTCTTTCTGCATCTCTCTGTACTGATCTAGCCATTAAGAAAGCAAACTCAAGTCTTTGTTCAATACGTTGTATAGCACTAAAAGCAACAGAGAAGTCTGCACTCTTACCAACTTGCATGACACTTATATCTGTAGCTAGTCCTTCTCGTACGGCTCCATTAGGAGCCTTTGCTAATGTACTAGCCCTAGTGACCCCATTAGGATTTACAAGAAATAAAGTCTTTGCACTAGCAGCAGCACCTTCGATTATTGCTTGCATCAAAGCTTCAAGACTAATTAAGTCTCCTCTATATTCTTCAACATATCCTCTTCCATAGTCTTCACCATCTACTCTTATAAATCTAAGAGGAATCCAAGGTGTTACATCTAACTTTGATCTGCCATCTGTATTAGGTATCTTCTCTCCTTTACATTCCTGATACCAGATGACATCATCATTCATACGTTTGATATATGTATATATATCAAGATCACTTTCCATTGTCTTAGCGTCATAGTTCTCTTTCTTCTTTATCTGTTCTAAGAAGTCAAGAGGTAACGCTTGAGGGTGTACTGTTTCTTTTGTAAGGATCTCTAATACATTACCTACTTCATCTCTCTTGCATACAAACTTTGATAGTGGATAAACCTTAAGTCCTTTATCTGTTAGGTATAACAAGACATTACCAGATACTATTAAATGTTTTATTGCTTCAAACATAGCAACTCTGTCATTAGATATTTCTATCTGATTCATCAACGCATTTTCTATTGTGCGTAGTCCTTTATCTATCTCACTTTGAAATTCATCTTGTCCTTGTTTCTTTATTTCAAGATCATCTATTTCTAATTTAAAAAATGCTGTGCTTGGTGGTAGCAAAGTCATTAATAATTTATTAGACAAACTATTTACACCACGACTACCAGTAGCTTGAAAAGGTGTTTTGATTCTAGCCCTACTACCAGATGTTTGTTCTGGTATAAGGCTAGGTATCGTTAGCTTAGAAGATTCTTTAGCTTCTCTATCGTATGTTGATCTATCACTAACAAGAGTTTCGTATCTACTTGCTGCTGTTGTACCTTGCTGTGAATATTCCATATTAAGTTGGGTAGTTTAAATTACCAGATGAAGAACCCATACCACCTAATAACGGAATCTGTAATGATCTAGTACCAAGTCTTCTTCTTCCTGTAGGTGTTGCTAATTGTTTTTTCCTTCTAGGTGAAGTTGATCTTTTGTCAGCAACAACAACTCTATCAGCAGTACTTTCTATTGCTGAATCCATAGGCTCTGCATCTGGTAAAGCTGGTGGTTTGGGTGGTCTAAAAGGTCCAATACACATAAATAATTACTCCAATACTTTGTTTGTAAGCATGGTTTCTTTTTGTCTTTTTTGTTGTTCGATTAAAAAATCTACAACATACCTTTGACCTGCACGATACCACACTTCTCTATCAGATAAAGATAAATCAGGGTGACGATTTGGAAAAGTATTATCTAAACTATATATCAATTCGTCTGTAATTACAGGTAATTTATGATCCACAGATTTAATATAGTTATAATTATTTTATATGTTAATGTATAGATAGCAAGGATTGGTTGCCTTGCTGTACTGCTTTGAAGACCCTATGTTGGTGGTTCCTCATAGGGTCTTCTTTATGGCTTCCAAAGATTTACTTCTCCTGTCTGATAGTTATAATCACCTTCTCTTAGTATTCTTGTAAGTCTTGCATTGAGTATGGCATCAGCTAGTGTATGCCCTTTCTTTGTATAAGTCTTTGATACTTTATCCCATAGTGCTTCAACAGTATCAGGTGTATCAGCCAAGGTCTTGCTTGCTGTAACCATACCCATACCTTTGATGCCTAGTATTCCGTCACCTGCATCACCAGCCATAGACATTTCAAACCAATGCCTGTTAGCTTTCTTTTCTGTAATATGTTCTATCTCTTCTGCTGCAAGTAGCTTGCAAGGAATGGTTCTCATATCCTTATCGACTGAGACAATAATAGGATTGTCATACCTACCATTAGTTGCAAGTAACCCAAGTACGTCATCACCCTCAAGGTTTGGATAAGTAATACATTCATATCTTTCTTTTACTTTGTTGATAGTATTTTTAAGAGCCAAAGGTTTTAGCTTTCCTATCCTATTAATCTTGTAGTCAGGAAATATCTCATGTCTGAATGTAGGGTAAGAAGTAAAGCACATGACAACATCATGCTTGCTCTCTGCAATAGTTCTATAAACATCAAGTCTATTCTCTATCAAGTTAAGACAGTCTCTTACATCACTATGTAATGTATGTTCCCATTCACTCCATTGTGTGTCTTCCTGACAGGCACAGCAGCTAGAGAATATCAACCAATCAGCATCAATAAGTAGTGTCATAATTAATCTCCAAAGGTGTCTTCATAAACAACTAACCGACC